ATTAACTCTAGCTGTAACTCCTGTATCGGGATTTAATAACTTTTCAGTAAGCATATCTAACTTAGAATCTATACTACTCATCTTACTGTTAATAGAATTTATATCTTTCTTCATTGATACTATTTCTTCTTTAGTTGTCATCATTAACCTATTTGAGGAGTAAATGTCATTGTCTGTATAGATAAGTTCATGTATAAATTTGAACCTGCTCTATCTGAAATTTCTCTAATCATTGGAAATATAATATCTCCCTCTCTTATTAATGGTTCAGCTATAATTCTTTGTCTTATTCTCACTAATGAGCTATTATTTGATGCACCTACAATATTACAAGTAGCAAGTAAAGTAGGAACAATGTTTGCAGTTGAAGAAGAATTAGGGCTAATCTTACATATAATAACCTCTACAGCATTAGCACCACTACTTGTAACCCAACCATCAATAGATGATATATTTGCATTTTCAGGAGTAATAAAACTTTGACCAATTCTAAAAAAATTCACAGGAGATAAGGAACCTGCAGACAAAGAAGATTGTCCATAATCAACATCCATTATGAATGGAGATTTATTATCTGCTATATCCTCTCCATATTGAAAATTATTAGAACCAATAGTATATCCCTGCATTTTGTAGTTAGTTACACCCATAGTAGCTCTAGGCGCCCATTGAAGTATTCCATCTCTAGCTTCGGAACTTGATCCTGCTCCTTTAGATAATACAGTTTCGTTATTAGCACCACGAAACCCCTTAGGGTTATGTAGGTTTATATCTTGTAAATTTTTATGTTCGTTTGATGCCATATTATTATTTTAACAATTACAATTTGATTTCCCTCTTACATTAGGATTTCCACAGCTATAACAACCATCAATCCCATCATAACCATATATACTATCATAGAATATCATTCCATGATTCTTATATGTATCACTCATACTCTTAGGTCTATTGCTAGCAAATGTAGGATATAATCCTGTTTGGTCAGTACCATTCAAAAAGTCCATCATATCGTTAGCAAATATATCTGCCTTCCTATATGTATCTTGCTTGAATGTATTATATGTATCTTGACTTATTATTCTTGAAAACTCATCTATATTATTAACTACTCCACTAGATGATATATTACTCATAATATCATTAACAACCTCAAATCTAACAAACCAAGACAAAGTATCCTCTAGGTAATAAGTCATAAATGCCTGATTGTTAACAGTTAATGTTCCATCATTATGCTGCTTCTTTAGCTCTGCATAAAACTTTTCTCCTAGTAAAGGTCTAATATGTGCTAACTCAGACAATACAATAGTGTTCTCTGAAACTAATACAGGGTCGGTATTCTTGTTAGTGAAGGTCTTGTCAATTACTTCTCCTGCACTTACTAATGTTTTATATTGCTTAGTATTACCCATATTTTATTGCTCTACAGTTATTTCTTTACTCTCATCAGGCTCACCATCTCCATCATTATCTTTTTCAACCACTATAACCTCTCTATCCGCTACAAACATATCACCATCTTCTAGCATTGGTAAGTCCTCATCAATTAATGCTCTTTGTTCGTTTATAGTAAGAACTTGTTTAATATCTACATCATTAGCGTATGAGATTGGTGGCTCATAATGAATCTTTAAATCTTTAGGGTCAAATCCTAGCTCATTATAAAGAACTGTTCTTATACCGTTTAATATTAACTCAGAAGTATCTCTAATTACCGTAGTCATTACCAAGTCATAGGCAATTCTAATCTCACTTCCTGAGTTGTTCATTTTTCCTGAACTAACAATACCTGAAAGTGATGGCTGCCATCTGTTAGCAGTTATAATATTTTGGTCGGTAATCTGTTGTAAATCAATCCAACTTCCTTCTTGGTCATCTTTTATAATCTGAACATTAGCAGGAGATGTATCTCCATTCTTAACTATAAATAAAATTTTACCATTATTACCTTCTCCTACAAATTTCTTTTGAGCTTCGTGAACCATCTTTTGAGCTTCTTCTTCTCCCATATCCCCACTAATCTCAACAATAGCTGAAGGCTGAAATCCGTTTAAGAATTTAGTATGATTCCATTTTCCAATTTCGTAATCAACACAGATATGTTCTAGTGCTGCTACATAATCAGGAAGTCCGTAAAAGTTAAATGTAGGCTCGTAATCCTTAAAGTGAATTACAAACTTGTTATGTGCTACTCTAGGGTATATAGGTAGTCTTTTTATTTTTTTATCTTGATTCCAATACTTACACCAATCAGGGTTTACATAAACCTCTTTCTTAGTCTTGGACATTCTTACAGTAGTTGCATCTAAATGGTAAAGATTTACACCTCCATCATATATAACGCACTCCATATAAGCATTACCAAAAGTATAGTAATCATCTGCTAACTTCTTAAAAACATCTCTTAGAGATTCTTTATCAGCATTAACATCTTCAATAAATTCTCTTAATGATTCGTTCTCACAAACAAATTTAGCTCCACTTGTAAAGACAGTCTTTTGAGCCAATACACTTCTATGTGTAGATGACTTTCTCTTTAACTCTGCTAAATACTGAGGAAATAAGTTATCTTCGCCAAAAGGAACCCAATCATTATTAAGTGATTTAAGGTCTTTTACCTCAGTAATACTAGGTGGGACTGTTAAATCAAATACTCCGAACTCAAAAGTGTTATTCTTCTTCTGAGTTTTTCGTAATTGTTTTGGTTGCTTTTTTGCTTGTTGATTTTTTGGTTGTTGCTTTTTCATTTACTTTATCAGTTTTATCTATAAAATCAGTCATATTTAATTCTTCATAAGCGTAAGCTAACTGAGCTTGACTCATTTCTCCTCTAAAATCTACAAATTCTTTACCAAGACTTTTTGCATCCTTTCCTGCAAGAACTAATCCTTTAGGAGCTTTGCTGTTTGCTTTGTATTCTGCCATTTCTGTATATATATTTATCAAAATTAAACTTTTTTCTGTATTACAATCACACATATCACAAAAGATATTAATAAGGAAGTGTTATTAACTAACACCCCCTTATTTATAGTTTTTTTATTATCCTGTTACCAATCCTAGTCCATCAGCATCCATAGTGATAGATCCTACATAAGCTCTTGGAATTTCATATTGTTTAGCTACAAGAGTTACTGTAACTCCAATCTCATCAGAGAAAGCTGTTCCTGTTCCACCCTCAACTGACTGAAGCCTACACCATTGCTGAGTTCTCTCAGGGTTAATATCTGTTAGTGCTGTTGCCATATCTTGATTTGATAAAGTTCCTGAAACTCCTATTACTTTATTGTGAACCTGACTTGCACTAGGAACTGTTGTACCTGAAGTTGTATCATTATTATCTACAACCATTGCCATTAAACAAGACCCATCAAACTTATAAAGTGTTGCGAATTGAGCTGTTGTTAATCCCGGAATAAACCAAGACAAAGTACACTCATAAGTTGAAAATTCTTTACCCTCGTTATTACCTGTTACTGTTAAAGAAGAAGATTCAATTCTACTTTCAAAAACCCCCCAAACTGCATCAGTTCCTGAAGGTTGATCTATAATCTCAATCGTATGGTCAGTATTGTTGAATTTAACTACATCTGTACTCTCAAATTTTCTTATCGCTATCCATCTTGTTCCACCTACTGCTTGTAAATCAGAACAATTAATTGCCATTCCATCTGCTATTGCCATTTTATTTTATTTTTAATTATTAATTATTATGATGTAGTAGATGTTCCTGTGCCTGACCCTGCATTCGTATATAAAGATAGAGTACCACTATATAATCTAGGTGCTTCCCATTGCTTACAACCCATTGTTACAGTCCAACCATTATCATCATTTATTCCTGCTCCTGTAGAACCTTCAGCTCCTGTCATACTAGCAAAAGTTTGATTACGAATCATAGCCTTTTCATTACTATACTTCTGACTTACTCCTAAAACATAGGCTTTTCCGTTATTACCAACTGCTATTACCATCATACAAGTGTCCATAAGACTTTGCAATGCTGCTGCTTTTGCAGTATCCATATCAGGCATCATAAAGTTTAAAGCACACTCATAAGAAGTAGAACCATTTTCTCTTGCTGCAGTAACAGTTAAAGAAGGTAATTCTTGCTTAAACTCATAATTAAACCAAGTAGCTGTAGAGCCACCTGTGTCTTTAATGCTACTTATATTATGAGTTGTAGCAGTATTTGTGTATACTACTGCATCTCCATCTGCCCAAGTTCTTATTAGTATATTCCTAATACCTCCTGCTCCTACAATATCAGAGCAACCTATATTTATTCCGTTTGTTATCGCCATTTTATTTTATTTTTAAAATTAAGAAAAGTATTTAGGGTGAGATTTCTCCCACCCTATTTACTGTTAGATTAGTCTACTAAACAAACTCCATTAACTAAAGAGTTCCAACCATACTCAAAGCCCATAGTAAATCCTGCTCTAATATACATATTATCAGAAACCTCATCATAAATCATTTTCATTTCGTTCTCAGGAGAAGAAACATCAGTACCTATCATTAAGTTTTCTTTAGCTACATAAATACATCCTGCAGTTGCATCAATCGCTGCTCCTGCTGCTGTAAATAATGCAGGGAAAGTTGCTCCTGCTAAAGTAGTTAAAGCTACATCCCACTCATACATAGGAACTAATTCTACACCTCTAAAGTATAATCTTGATTTTCCTGATTGAGATTCTGAATGTCCGTAATCAACTGAACCTGCTGAAGCAACTTGAGTTAATGCACTATACCAAGCATTATAAATATTTGGAGTACAGAAAATTCTTTTCTCTGAAGAAGCTACTTGTTGTAATGCAGAAGGAGCAGTATTAAATACAGCTTCTAAAGCAAGAACAGCATCTGCTGCAGGTAAAGTAGCCCCTACAGTAACATACTGAGTTGCTGCTGCACCTAAAGTTCCTTGTACTTCTCTTAATTGAGTACCTCCATTAATAGCATTTCCTGCTGATAATTTTTTCCATAGTCCATCTCCCATTGAGTCGTAAGTACAGTCAATAGCAATTACTGCTGCTGCTGTATCTCCTGCCCACATATTTCTAACCATATCAGACTGAATACCTCCTCTTACTCTATTGATAATTACTTGAGCTAATTCTGTTCCTGTTAAATCAGGCATATTAATTCCATTTCTGTAAGATTCTACTATTACTGAATCTTTAAACTCATCCCAACATTGAACTTGTTTTACAGAAACATTACTAACCACAATTTGCTTTTGGATTACTGTAAATCCTGCAGGGTCGCAAGTATTTGTTGTTCCACATCCTGTATTAACAGCAGTTATACTTGCCAATTTAGGAGCCATTACTATATTTTGCTTATACTTCACATTTGGATAGATAGTATAATTTCTCATTATATCATCTGAGTGAAACATTGGTTCTAAAAGAATCTTAGATGCGTAAGTACCATTATATGCTAAAGTACCTGCCGCTTGTAGTGCTACATTTGCCATTTTATTTTATTTTTAATTATTATAAATTTATTTTTGCTACCATTCCATTCCAAAATGAAGCATTACCATCTTCTACTTTATTTGCTACTACTACTGCAGGATCACCATCTGTAGAAATTTCAGTTCCCTTTGCATTTGATTTACTTAATAAACCATTAAGTCTTTCAACTTCCATAGTAAGAGTTTCTTTTTCTCCTTCTAATTCAGTTACAGACCCACTAACTTCTGCTACTTTTGCTTCAAAATCTGAAAATTTATTTAAAATTTCAGCCTCATCAGACATAGTAACTTTAACATTTGATTTAGAATCAGCTTCAACATTTTCACTTTTTACTCTAGCGATAATGTCCTCAACTTTCCCATTAAACCAAGCTTTTAACTCATCAGTCATTTTTTTACTTTTTATATTAATACTTAATTTAGTTTTTATTTCCTTGTTTGTTATATTTTTAAACTTAGAAACATCATATTTGGCTGCCACTTTAATAGCATCCGAGATAGAATCAATAAAACCTAGCTCTAG